GCATCGCCAGATCCTTGTCAACCTCGCTGCGAGCCTCGAGGATGCCGCAAGCCTCGTCGACCTGCGCGGTCTGCGACCTGCTGTTCGGGATGCCCTGGTTGAGCGCGCGCCAGTACACGGCCGGGAGGCCGGTGCGGATCACGACGCGCTCGCCGGTCGGCAGGTTGCCTTCCTTGAAGACGCAGTCCTCGAGGATCTCGTTCGACTGCGAGAGGAGTTCCGCGATGACCGGGACGCGGCCCTCGGGATCGGTGCGCTTCGCCCAATCGGCGAGCGTCAGGTTGTTGCTGGAGAGACTTGCCATTGCTTGTCCCCTTTCGTGGGATTAGGTGTTGGAGTAGAGAACGTCAGCGAAATCGGAGAAGCTCTTCGGGGCGCTCTTGCCAACGGCAGGCGCGCCACCGACGAACCGATCCTCGCTGATTGCCTTGCCTGCGCGGTACATGAACCGGATCACCTCCGGGTGATCGCCCAGGCCGGACTGATTGAGCAGACTGCGGAGTTCGGCGGTGCCGAACGCATCGAGCGCCTTCTTGGCGACGCCGAGGTTCTCGGAGAGCTTGTCGCCCCCGAACTCCTTGTCGCCTTTGGAGTTGGTCACCCACTCCGCTCGAACGGCCTCGATCTGCGCCTGCTGACGCTGGGCCATCTTGGGGGCCATAGCGTCGAGGACGCGCTGCGCGGCTTCCTGCGACAGGTTCAGCTCCTTCGCGACCGCGCTATACGCTTCCATGACCTCGGGGTCGAACGCTCGACCTTCCTCGGCCTTGAACTCGTACTTCTCCGGCGCGCCCTGCGGCTTGGTTTCCGCAGCCGGCGCATCGGTCTTCGCATCGGTCGCCTCGGCCTTGCTCGTAGCGGCCGCGTCTGCGGCTTGCGAGTCCTGGGTCGTGGTCGCCTTCTGCTCTCCCCCGTACAGCTTCTCGGCCGTCGCCGCGACGCCGGACGGGGACTCTGATGCAGGAGCGGCTTGTGTGGTGGTTTCAGCCGTTTCCATCATCATTGGTTCGCTCATCGGTCTGTTCCTTCATCATGGTCGGGTAATGCTCGGGGCAACAACCGTGGACGATTGCCAGCATCCGAAGTCCCGAGTTCCGTGCGCCTTCCGAGAACGCCATCGTCATCGCGTTGGTGTTGAACGATGACCGGAACACGCCTGCCTGGTCGAGCATGCGCCAGACGATCCGCCTGCCGCGCCTGCTCGCCATGAGCCACTTGACGTCCGATTCCTCGGCCTCCCTCGCCAACCTGTCGCGCAGCTCGCGGTTCTGCTTGTCGCGCTCCTGCCCACGCAGGTCGAGAGGGTCGTACTGGCTCACGGCCGAAAGATATCTGTGCGTCTATTTCTTACGGTTCCCGTTACGCGCCGGTGACCTTGAAGCTCCACGCCTCGAGCGTGATGAACTCGTTCGCGGTCGCGATCTGCCCGGTGATGGCAAACGTCTGCGCGATTCCAAATCCGCCGGTCGGCGTCATGGTGACGTTCGTTCCGGTCGATGCTCCGTGTCCGGGGGCAGCAAGGGCGTTCGAGACAAGGGTCGTGGCGGTGTTCGCCCACGCCTGCTTGTCAACGGACAGGCTCGCGTTTGAGGCTGCAACCGTCTGCGAATACCATCCGGCATCGCCGACATTGGCCTTGAAAATCTTGCTGTTTCCGCTTCCCGTCATCGAGAACAGCGCATCGATCTCAAGTTCCATACCGAGCTTGATTCGGTTCGCCGGGATGGTCGCCGACGCAAGGGTGATGTCGGTGCCAACGGCCGACACGGTCGGGGTGCCGAGGCCGGCAACGAACGGGTAGTTGATGGTGATCTTCTTGGTATCCGCGCTGACGTCGGTGACGGTGTACAGGCCATTGACGCCAGTACCACCAGCCCAGGTGACGCGAACGAGCTTGTTCTGCGCGACCGCGTTCGTGAGGCCATGCACGCCGGCGCTCACAAGACGAACGCTGCCGCTGCTGTCCTCATAGGTCGGGTTGGTGAAAGTCGCCGCAGGGGCGACGATTGACACGGCAGCGGTCGAGACGAAGTAGATCGGCTCATTCCGCATGATCTGGAAGTACAGATCGCTGCCGTCGGTGTCGCGCATTCCGACGACGTCGTTGGTCGTGTTGTCGTAGAGAAAGTTCGTACCGGAAGTCATGTAAGGCATGGTGGTTCCTTCGTTTAGAGTTCGACCCCGGACGGCGAGCCGTACCCGGAGAACATGTTCATCACATCGGTCAGGGCGTTCTGGTTCCCGGTCGGGGCGGCCGCCATGTTGCGGACGGTCTTCGACTGCTGCTCCATCGCGGCGGCCTGCTCCTTCGCGGCCATCGCCTGGTTGCGAGCCTGCCGCAGCACGGCGACCTCCTTGTCGGCGATGATGAGCGACGGGTCGACGCCGAGCATGTCGGCGTAGATGTCAGCCCATTGGTCGCTGTCGAACTTGTCGAGGATGTCGGGCTTCATCTGCGCGATGGAGCCGAGGTTCCCGACGAAGCGGTCGACGGCGTTTGTGCCGATGGCGCGCTGCGCCTGCGCGAGCATTGACACGAACTCGACGTTCAAGTCCATGCCCTGCAATTCCTCGGGTGCCGGCGGCAGCATGCCGCTCTGCACCATGCGCGTGAACGTGATGTCAATGAGCGGGTCGAGCAGCTCGTTGTGCAGTCGCTCGAGGACGGGGCCGAGCATGAGCAACTTCTCCTCATGGCGCTCGGCGACCTCGGTCGCGGTCATGCGGGTGTTGGGCTGCGTCGCCAGCATCAGGAACAGGTCGGCGTAGAACGCGCCACGGACGCGCTCGCGGACGTCCTGAATGTCCTGGAGCAGGTAGTTCAGGTTGAGGTTCACCTCGAACGCGCTGCGGATTCCCTGCGACGCGCCGTCGACGAACGTGATCCCGCCGGGGAGCGTGTCGACGTCCCGGTTCTTCATGCCGGCCGACACCTGGAGCGGCGGCTTGGTCTGGTAGTCGATGGCCTGCGCCTTGCGGAGCTGCTCATGCTGGAGCTGCTTGATGTCGCCGAGCGCCTCCATGCCGGGGCTGTTGCCGTAGATGTCGCCGCCGACAACCGACCAGCGGGGGCAGACGGCGGGGAACTGCATGAACCCGCTCTCGCGCAGGAACACGCCGTCCTCGCCGCCGACCTCGAAGTACCACGAACCGAACGGCATGTTCTTGCCGTCGCGCTTCGACATGTCACGGTCGGCGCGAGGCTCGATGGCGTGGATGACCGGCACCCATTGGTCGAGGTTGCCCGTGCTGTACATGTTCTGCACCGACACGCTGCACTTCTCGAGGCCGAACTCCTTGACGATCTGCGAGACGGTCATCTCGAACTCGCGGTACAGGGTGCAGACTCGCCCCTGCGCGTCGGTCGAGATGCAGTATTCGCCCGTCGTGAGCGGGTAGTGGTGGATGACCTGCTCGAAGTCGGGCAGCACGATGCTCGCGCCCGTGCCGAACGCGCCGAGTTCCTCGTACATCAGGTGCAGCGAGCGGTAGGTGTTCGACTTCTGGAACACGCGCTGCATGCGCTTGGTGACGTCGTCGAGCCAGAGCTTGACGGGCTGGTACGAGTTCAGCTCCGGGTCGGGCGTCGCGAGCCGGAACCATTGCCGCGCCGGCGACGTCGCGCCCGACATCAGCCCCGCGCCGAGGGTGCGGAGCGCGCGCGTCCCGGTGTTGTCGTAGATGGCATTGTGTCGACGCCAGCCCTTGTCGCGATCCTGGCGGAAATAGCGGCCGTTGCGCGGGAGCAGGTAGGAGGTGATCTCCTGCCAATGCGCGAGCCACGATGCCCGCTCGCTCTTGAGCTGGCCCCACCGGGTGAACAGCCGATCCCGCGTGGGAGCATCGGGATACGAGGAGTTGTCTCCGGTGTACTGGCTCATATATCAGCCTCCGAGGAGCGACGAGCGCCCGAGCTGGAGATCCTGCGGGTTCACGCCCATCGGCCCGGTCAGCATGGTTCCGGACGGGCCGCCCATGCTTCCCTCGGCGGCGTTGTCCATGATGGCGGCGATGTTCGGCTTGCGGCGGTTCGCGGCCGACATGGCGATCTCCGACTGCCGCTGCTGGCTGCGAGCCTGTGCGGCCGCCTCCGTCTGCGCCTGCTGCTGCTGCTTCATCGCCTTCTCCTGCGCGGCGGCACCGCGCTCGCCGGCGACGATGGAGTAACTCGTTCCGGCGGCGGCGATGCCGGCGGCGACGCCGGCGATGATGGTGGAGATTCCTGCCATGTCAGATTTCCTTCACGTGAGAGCGTTCGGTGTTGACGTATCCCATGCGCGACAGCATCCTCGCGATTGGCGTCTCGCCGTTGATGACGAGTTCGCTCATGCACAGGAGCCTCGCGCCCGATTCCCTTGCCCATTCCTCGAGCGCCGCGATCAGGCGGAACGGGATGCGCGTCATGCGGTGCGCCGGGTCAACCCACCAGGCGAGTTCGACGGCGCACGAAATGCTCGGCGCGAACCACATCGGAGCGATGATCCCTGCGATGACGCCGACCAGCTTGCCATCAACCTCGGCGACGAACATCACGCCGGATCGGATCACGGAGATGATGCCCGTGCGTATGTCATCGTCGGCTGGCGCGATCATCGTGCCATACGCGCTGTAGCCGATGAACTCGCGTGCCATTGCGGTCAATTGGTCGACGTCCTGTTCGGTTGCCTGCCTGACCATGACTCTATTCCTCCATGATGCGATTACGGTTCCCGTTCGTAGGGGTCGTAGTCGCTGCCGCGCTTCGTGATGCGGTCGCGCACCTCGCGCGGAAGCTGCTTGCTGACGGCGAACGAGAACGTGAGCGCGAGCGCGTCGGCGATGTCGGGCGAGCCGCCGCCCTGCAGTCGCTTCTTGATCTCGTCCTTCGACTCGAGGACGCGGCGTCCGACCGTGTCGTAGGAGTAGGTCGGCGTCGACAGCTCGACCTTCAGCGTCGACTCGTCGGGGATCGACCCGCCGGCCTCGAGCCACTCCTTGACAGCCCACCACATCTCGGTTCGCTTGTTGACGAACAGGTTCGGGTAGGTCGCCTTGCCGCCGAACGCGACCTCGGTGACGTCGTAGCCGAGCTGCCGCAGGCGGTCGATCACGCCGGCGCCAGCGCCTGCGTCGATGAACACCGCGTCCGGGTCGCGATCCTCGATGACGTTGGCGACCAGGCTTGCGAGCGACATGTTGTCAATGCCGTGCCGGATGATCGGCTCCTCGGCGCGCAGCCCCTGCCGCAGCATGATGACGCTGCGGTCGTCGCCGAACCGGGCGGGATCGACGCCGACCACCAGCGGGGAGTCGATGACGTCTCCGTCCGGGTACTCGCGCTCGGACGCGGCCTCGGCGTCAGCGAGCGAGATGAGCTGGTCGTCGCCTGCTGCGCTGAAGTCGCACAGGAACTCGCGGGAGAACGCCTCGGGGGACATGTCGCGCTTCAGGCGAGCGACCTCGTCGGGGTCGAGCGCGTCGGTGTCGTTGACGGTGTACCGCTTCGCCACCCAGTCCTCGAGGTTCCCGGCCTTGTAGTACAGCTCGGCGAACAGGTTCATGCCGGCGGGTGTGCCGATGAACAGCGCCCATCCCTTGCGGTCAGCGAGCGCCGGCTGCACGATCTCCGTCCATACCTCGGGCTTGATCTGGGCGACCTCGTCGATGACCGCGCCGTCAAGGCGGATACCGCGCAGGGCGTCGGGGTTGTCGCCGCCGAACAGGCGGATCGTCGCTCCGTTGTGCTTGAACGTCACGGCGAGATCGACCTCGTTGACATCGACCGCCCCGGTCGCGCGCAAAGGGCCGAGCTTGTCCTTCAGTCGCGCCCACGCGATGGCCTTCGCCTGCTTCAGGAACGGCGCGACGTACACGAAGAACCCGAGTTCCCGGCTGCACTTGACAGCGCGGTTGATAAGTTCCATGATCGCCAACTCCGTCTTGCCAGCGCGGCGGTGAAGCACCAGGACGGTAAACCGCCGCTTCAGGAGGTGGCACTCGCGCTGCCACGCTCGAGGCGCATACGTGAGTTCAATGTCCGTCTTCGGCATCTGGGACGTTGGTCTTCAGGACGATGCTGACGCCGCCGGCGTGGTCGACGCCGACCCGGTCGCCGTACTTGCGCGGGTTCCACTTCGCGAGCAGCTTCAGGCGCGTCTCGATCTGGAGCTTGCGCCATTGCACCTCGACGGCATCGCGGGGCGGGGTGTCCGACAGCACCTGGCATTGCTCGGCCAGCGCGTCGTGTCCATCCTCGCGCGCGCGCGCGATGCGTGCGGACGTTTCCTCGTCCTCCTCGAGCCACTCGTAAATCGTTCGCCACGGCGGGTTTCCGGCGATCCTGCACCACTCGCGCAGGGGCTTGCCTTCCCCGATCCACGCGACCAGTTCGTCAAGCAGGCGTGTTCGGTCTTCCCTGCTCCACGCGCTTCCAAGCTTTGGGGGTTGCTGCCCTGCGCTGGTAGCGGCAGATTTTCTTGACGGTTTCGATGTGGAGTCCGAACTGCCTTGCGAGACGTCGATACCCGATGCCGTGGTCTTCGTGGAGTTCGCGGATGGCGTTGACGGTTTCGTCCGTGATCGTGGCATTGTGGTGTCCCTCCCCGATTCGTCTGCCGTTCTCGTTGACGGCGACCATCTTGGTTTGCCCAGCAGGGGGGCTAGAAGGCATCAGGATCGCTTCCGTGCCTTCCGGCGGGTGTCGGCACGGTTGAACTCTCGGGCGACCTTCTGGGAGATTCCCGCGCGCTTGGCGAAGGCGCTGCTGTGGGCGGCCGCTGCCATAAACTTGCGCTGCTTTGTTGACTTGCTTGGCAATGGGTTCAGCTCCTGCGCTGGAGGACGAGGTCGAATCCGGCGGCGTTGGCGATTGTCAATACCGAGTCGAACGCTGGCTTTCGGCGACCGATGACGGTGCCGGGAGAACCGAGCAGGCATCGGACGGTGTGTGCGCGGAGGAGGCCGGCGGCCTCGAGCTGACGGGCGAGTCCGCTGCGGGTCATGCCCTGGGAGGCGACCTCCTCGGTCACCGCCGTCTTGAAATCGTCATACGAACGGATATGCATATGCGGGAGCATATCAATCGGGGTCGACGAGCTGCCCGAAATCTTCGCTCGTTGCAGCCCACACCACGCGAGCGGTGCCTGGGCCGAGGAAGTTCTGCTCGATGTTGTCCGTCACGAACGCCCGTGCGTCGGGCATTGACATGTTCTCGTCGTCTCGCAGACGGGCGGCGATCATGTCCCCGCTGTAGACGGCGACCGGGACGCCCTGCTCGTCGTTGGGGTGCGGGAACATCTTGCCGAGCAGGCAGTCGTCGAGGCCGGCGAGGAGGATGGAGGCCGGAATCTTTCGTCGACGCTTGCCCATGCACCGCAGTTTACCGAGCGATCGTTGCGTACAAGAGATTTCCGCAGAGAGCCGCCGCTCCGCTTCGCTTCGCCTACGGCTTCGCGTCGCGGCGGCTCGCGCATATCAGCCATATGGGCGGAGTTGGAAGGTCGTACCCGCCGGGGGTTGCAATGCAGTCTGCACGGTGAACGCAGAGGGAGTGACCCCGCGAGGGGGCCACATCGACCAGCCCACACGGAGCCACGCTTTCGGTCGAGCCACGAATTTCACCATTTCGCTGGAGGACTGCCAGCCGCTGCCTTCGTGGGGGAGCGCGCCCTTTCGGGCGGCGCAGGTTAGGGTCACGCCCTGCGTCTACATCCATGATCCCCTACCGCGCCGGGATCCGCTTGCGGCATTGTTGCTCCTGGGAGCAGGTTCGGTACAATGCAACCGCGATGGTCTAGCAGCCAGCATCATAGCGACCCCCGCTCGTGATGCAACCGCAAAGTAGCGCAGGCTTCGGCTTGCGCTTCTTTGTTGGCGGGGTATAGTCGTCGCCGGCGCGTCGGCGAGATGCCCAGGATCGTTTCCTGTTCGCCGCGCGCCGCTACGGGTAGCCACGGACGGCTCCCACCTTTGCCCCCGGATGCGCCCCGCAGGATCGCAAGATTCGCGGGGCGTTCTTTCTATGCGCGTGACACTCACGGAAACCGAGGCGCGAATCTGCAAGTGGCTTGCGGAGCAGCGGTTCACCACCGCTCGCGCTGCCGGCGTGAAGGACGCGCAGCTCGGGCCGCAGGCGAGCGCGCAGACGGATCTCGACGGCATCGCCGGCGAGTTCGCGTTCTGCAAGGCGGTCAACGTCTGGCCGGACATGACCATCGGCGCAAGACGCGGAGGTCACGACGCGCTCCTCAACGGGCTGACGGTCGACGTCAAGACGACGCGCGTCGAGAGCGGACATCTGCTTGCCACGCTCGGGAAGGCGTCGACCGCCAGCGACATCTACGTGCTGGTCGTCGGGACGATCCCGTCGTTCCGCATCGCCGGATGGGCGACCGCGCATCGGCTGCTTCGCGCCGAGAACGTCAAGGACTTCGGGCATGGTCGCGGCTACGCGCTCGGGCAGCGCGACCTTCGACCGTT